ATACATTTTTAGAACCTGCTGTTATAGTTGGTCCGGCATGCTCGCCTGACCCGTGACCTTCTACACTGTCGCCGTTAACAATGACTAGTTTGCTATTTGCGAATACAGTTGATTGGCTTGGAATTAAATCTCCGCCTGCTGTATCATTGTCACGACTAATTCCAGGCATTAAGTTACAATACCTGTAGTTTGTTGGACATACTGTTTTGAAATTTCTTCAAGTGTTATGCCTACTGTCATTACGTTAGTATGCTTAAATGCCATTGACTGGTCATTTGCTGTACTAAACATAAATGGTGCTAGTGCAAGGCCTTGCTGGCCCATTACTATTGCAAATGGTTTCTTAAGTTTGTAACCTGTTTCAGATTCTTCTTCTAATCTACCAATTATTTCTTCACCAGTTGATAGCTTCATTGAAACTACGTCACCAATGCTGTGTGTTTTTTGAATCAACATTATAATGTATATCCTGTGCCATTGAAGTTGGTGTCTTCAATATATTTTAATAAATCTGTGTAGCCACCAATATTCTCACCATTGATTTGTATTTGTGGTACACTCCTTGCGCCTGGTACAGCCTCTAATAAATCTTCCAACTGTACGTCAGTGCCAATCATCTTTACTTCGTAGTTAATATGCATTGCATCTAACTTTGCTTTTGCTTTGTCACAAAACGGGCAGTTTGGTTTGCTCCATACTACAATATTTGTCATAAACTAAATCCTTTAAGTGACTCTTCACTTACATCTTGTTTAATACCGCCAATAACATAAGACTCTACTTCAGTCTCTTGTGGGGCTACCTGCAAGCCTGAACTACTCAACCAATGTGTAGTCCACGGTAATGGGTTAGTATTTACAGGTTGGTTAAAGATTGCATCTAATCCTAATGCTTTTAATCGTCTGTTAGCAATATACTCTACATACTGATTAAGTAGTGTTGCATTAAGTCCAATCATTGAACCATCTTTAAACAAGTACTCCGCCCATGCCTTTTCTTCTTCTACGCAAGTGCGCCACATTTCGTACACTTCTTCTTTACACTCTCTAGCAATCTTAACCATTTGTGGATCGTCTTTGCCATTGCTCCAGTTCTTAAGAACGTGTGTGCTAAGTGCTAAGTGTTGTGCTTCGTCACGTGCAATTAATGAAATAATCTTTGCAGAACCTTCCATTAGTTTTAGTTCGCCAAAGCCAAACGTACATGCAAAGGATACATAAAAGCGAAGTCCTTCTAGGATATTTACATTCATCATAGCCAAGTAAAGTTTCTTTTTGACATCTAGCATACTACCTTCGCCACGATGATTGTAAGCGTCTGCCGCTTGTGTAAATGCATCGTAGTTCTTAGTAACAGCTTCTGCACGTTTAAGAATCTCTTTGTCGTCCAAGATAGTATCAAATACTTCACTTGGATCAGCGTACACATTTTTCATAATATGTGTATACGAACGTGAATGGATTGTTTCAAAGAAGTCCCAAGTAACAATACAACCTTCTAGTTCTGGTAAGGATACGTGTGGCAAAAATGCTAAACACGGACCACGTCCTTGTACACTATCAAGTAATGTTTGATACTTTAAGTTTGCTGTAAAGATATGCTTCTGCTCAGGGCGGAAGTTAGCATAGTCTGCTCTATCTTTCTGCAATGAAACTTCTTCTGGACGCCAAAAATATCCAAGCATCGTTTGGTTTAATTTATCAAACACAGGAAACTTAAATGTATCATATCTCTGCGTGTTCATATCTGCTCCGAAGAACATGTTTTGTTTTGTAAAGTCAACTTTATCAGTGTTGAATACTGTTTTCGCCATTTTAAACTTTCCTTATCCTATGTGTAGCAATGCTACTATCTTTTATTCTATTTGTCAAGAATTAAATTGCACATGCTTCACATTCTTCTTCGTCTATGTCTTGGGTGCCGATTGGTAATTCTACTTTTGCTTCTTCATCTTCCAGTTCACTTGGATCTGTTTTGTAATCATAAGTGTTCTGATAGTAACTAGTTTTCCATCCTAACTTGTAGGTGTTTAGTAAGTCACCAATCATAACACTCATAGGCACTTCATTATTTTCAAAGTGCGTAGGGTTATAACTCCAGTTGCCGCTTATAGCTTGGTCAAAGAACTTCTGCATCACAGCAACAATATTTATATATCCTGTGTTGTTAGGCATATCCCATAACAAGCTGTAGTGGTTCTTTAGAGTTTGGTATTGGGGAACAATCTGTTTAAGAGGCCCCTTCTTCGATTTTTTAGTGGACAAGTAGCCTCTAGGTGGTTCGATGCCGTTTGTGGCGTTTGACACAACGCTGCTACTCTCCGATGGCATCTGTGCGGACAATGTCGAGTGTCTAAGTCCGTGTTCCTGTATGTTAGAACGTAGGCTATCCCAATCATAATTTAACTTTCCTTCTACTACATTATCGACATCTTTCTTGTAAGTATCAATAGGAAGAATGCCGTCGGAGTATTTAGTACGGTTAAAGTAATCACATGGTCCTCGCTCCTGCGCTAAAGTGTTGCTGGCTTTAAGCAAGTAATACTGAAACGCTTCTGATAAGTCATGTACTAGTTTCCATGCTTCTTTATCAGAATACTTAACATGATTCTTTGCAAGGTAATGTGCTAGTCCAATATAACCTACACCTAAACTACGCCTTGCTTTTGTGCTAATCTCAGCCGCTTTAATTGGATACTTTTGATAATCAATAATTTCTTCTAATGCTCTAACAGCCAACTCACATAGTTCTTCTAAGTCATCTAAGTTTCTTAGTGTGCCTACGTTAATAGCACTTAAAATACACAATGCAATTTCACCTTCTGGGTCATCAATATGATTAAGTGGCTTCGTTGGCAATGTAATCTCTTGACACAAGTTACTCATGTAAACTGTATCTTTAAACGAGCTGTGTGTGTTAGCATGGTCTACATTCATAATGTAGATACGTCCTGTTTCTGCACGTTCCTTTACTAATGCACTAAACAATTCCATTGCAGGAATAGTTTTCTTTTTAATGCTTGTAGCACGTTCATATTTTTCATAAAGCTCTTTAAACTTATCTGCATCTCCAAAATATGCTTCATACAAGCCCGGAACATCGTGCGGCGAGAAAAGAGTAATATCACCACCAGATAACAATCTTTCATACATTGTTTTGTTTAACTGTATGCTGTAATCTAACTTACGTACTCTGTTGTCTTCTGTGCCTTTGTTGTTCTTTAGTACAAGGATGTCTTCAATCTCTTGATGCCAAAACGGGAAGTGTGTAGTAGCACTACCGCCACGTACCCCATTTTGTGTACAACAACGTACTGTGCTTTCAAACTTCTTTAGGAAAGGAATGATACCAGTGTGCGCCACTTCGCCGCCACGTATCTTTGCGTTGACCCCGCGTATTCTTCCAGCATTGATGCCAATGCCTGCACGTTGAGCTGTATAGCGGCCAATAGCCATATCACTAGCAAAAATGCTGTCAAGAGTGTCATCACTATCAACAAGAACACAACTTGCAAACTGTCGAACAGGGGTCCTGACACCTGCCATAACTGGGGTTGGAATATTGATTTTAAAAAGTGAGGTCGCATCGTAGTATCTCCTTACGTAGTGCATACGTGTTTCTGCTGGATAATTAGCAAACAATGTTGCCGCAATCATCATATACATAAACTGAGGAGTTTCAAATATTTGTCCATTAGAACGATCCTGGCAAAGGTATTTGTCAACTACTTGGCGTAGTCCTGCATAGGTAAAGTTTTCATCACGCTTATGTCTTATATAACTGTCAAGTGTAGCAATTTCATCTGCTGTATACTTTTCAAGTATCTCAGGATCATATACGTTACGCTTAATGTTAAGTTCAATGTTTTTCTGTAGTGTAATTGCTGTGTACTCGCCAAATACATCTTTGTTTACACCATAACTTAATAGTCTTGCTGCGGCATACTGATAGTTTGGATTGTCCAAACTAATTAAATCATTAGCACTTCTTACTAAAATTTCTTGTATGTCACTTGTTGGCATACCATCATAAAATTGTAAGTTAGCATTCATTTCAATTTGACTACTACTCACGCCGGCTAAACCTTCACAAGCAAATTCTACTACCTTGTGTATTTTATCAATGTTGATGTGTTCTTTTTTGCCGGATCGTTTTACGATCTGAATCCCGTTGGACATATTGTTCTCCTCTATCATTCCTATTAAGTTTTATATTTATTGCAACCCAGACATGTGGTACTCACGTTGCGAAATTATTGTTTCAGGAAGATCAGACTTGGCTATATGAGTGTCTGGTTCATAGCCAATTATCCTATCTTCGATTAGTAGCAGATAGTAAGTTTCGTTGTCTTCTCTATCTATACAGATATGTATCTCTACAGGTACCTGTTTAAAGCGGTCTGTTAACTGTAGCGAATAACACATTCCTAATACAGTACAAAAGGAACAGTACTGATTTTCTAAAATCAGTTCCCAAGGTTGAGGCCATATTTTTTGATCCCAAGGGTCAGTATGAATACTAACTTGAGGCACACTTTCATACGTGTCGATTGTGTACTGTAGGGGATCTGGATGGCTTTCTAACTCTGTCCTAAAGTCATGCCAGGCCTGGAGTCTTACTGAATATTTTTCACCAAACATTAAAGTTAACTTCGTGTACGTATTTTAAAAGTTAAATTTCCTGAGTCTAATTGGTTAGTATATTTCACTTGAGCACTCCATGCCGTTTCTAACTGGTTTAATGTTGCACTAAATTGCAGGCTTTGGCCTAAACTATCTAGTCCGCTAATATCATAATCATCCATAACGCTTACGCTATTGTTCTCTCTATTTACAAATACAGTTAAAGTACCTGATCTAGAAAACACAATGCCAGCTCTGTCTGTCTTATACCAGTAGTCAATGTCAAATGACTTACTTGTATCAGCGGGCAACCTAAACAAGAGTTGAGGTGTACCTATTTGGCTTAGTTCAACTTGCTCAGTATATTCGTGTTCATAGAACGCGGGTCCTTCAACCTCAGGTATATATGGTTTACTAACTATATACGCCTGATTAATACTAAGATTATACGTTCTATCGAACTCATTGTCAACTGAAATATTGCCTGATTCGCCAAATTTTATTATACTATGAGCAACAGTTAATTCGCTACCGCCGTTATTGCCCACACTAGGACCAAATCTATTATTGATACTAGAGTTACGTGTGCCATTTGCAATGTGTATTGCTTGTTGCTCAACGTTTTCAAAATAACATTCTCTAATGTTATTGTCGGTAGCATTTGCTTGACCAATAGTAGGTGTAACACCTAGCTCAATGGCCTTTGTAATGTTATAGAACTTACATGCGTCTATTTCATTACGTGAAATATTATGATCACTAACTATTGCTTTACCAATGTTTACAAACTCACAATCAACAAATCTATTAAATTCAGATCTTACAGCATCACTCTTGCTTCTAATTAATACAGCAGGATTAGTTGAAGATGTTGCTAGTTTGTTTGCTTGGAATTGCATGTTTACAAAACGGCTGTCACGACAACTATTAAGTTGTAGTAGTGTACCATCATTGCTTTCTGATTGTAGTGTACAGTCTCTAAATTCTATGTATTGCGAACTGTTTGCATATGTTATTGTTGGATCGCCATATACTATAGCATTGGCTACAACACCGTCATACGTAGAGTCTTTAGAAATAGTTTGGAACATAGTAAAGTCACCTGTCTTTATAAAGATAGTTTTGTCTTTACCTGCTCCTGCAATAGTTGCAAAAGGTGGAATATTAATTGTAGAACTAATTCTATAAGTTCCTGGCTCTACATGTAATATTACTCTGCTCTGTGGATTAGTTTTTGTAGTAGGGTTTAAGTAAAGTTCGTACAGTGCCTTTTGTAATGATGCAGTAATGTCTGATCCATCACCTGCACAACCAAACGAACGAACACTTACGATGTCATCTAGTCTTGCGTTAAGTGTACGCTCAACAGCAATACCTTCACCGGTATCAATTGCGCCTTTCTTGTATGCATATGTGCCTACAAGTTCGAATATGTCATCATGTTCTGTTAGTATCTTTGAATTACCAACAGCAGGAGCACCTTCAGCTACGGAACCGTTACCAATGTAAAGTTCTTGTGCGTCAACCGCCCAGCCAAATTCACCGCCAGCAAGTTGCGGGATACCTGATCCTTGATTTGCTTGTCCCCTACGGACTTGTATACGACTGATTTGTACTACGGCCACTGCGCTCTCCTAAGTTGCTTTCTATAATGTATTTATGCTTGTTTCTCATAATACATTTCGCAACGCTTCCACCACTCCTGCGCCCACTCATCAAACTCATCTGGCCATATATCAAACTGTTGATAATCTAAATCACGCGAACACATAAAGATATGTCCTTCACGTATGTTTGTGCCATGTACTTCGTTGTGTGCTAATGCGTATGCAGTAAGTTGTAGGTAGTAGTCATACACCCACTCAGGTTTCTTAGGTTTGTTAGTTTGTTTAAAGTCCATTATGCAAGGCTGACCTTTGTATTGTCCTACTAAGTCAGTTGTTCCTGCATAGATGCCCGGAACATATAAAGGAACTTCACTTCCCCATATCTCATCTACATCACCCATTGCTTCGTCACGTATAACACACGCCATTGAGTGTGCTTTTTGTGCATATGGATTGCTACCACAAGTTGGCCATTCGCCAAACTCTATATAATCTTCAAGGTATTTGTGCATACGTGTACCCACGCCTGCCGCTTCAGTTACAATCTCTTGTGCTTTCTTTTCGCCTACACGTTTGCGCCATGCAATTAAGTGTGACTTATCTTTTGTAGCGTCAAGTATAGTTGTTACACTTGCTACAGGTACACCGCCTGGTGCAGC